CCTACGTCACCGAACTGACATATAGTAAGGTCAGGGAAGAGTTCACATAACCAATCAATAGGACCAACAGGATCTAGTTTGATTACATCAATACCACTAGGACCAATCGCTTCTTGTACTGGTGCTAGATCAACAGCAGGGTAACATCTTTGTACTATATCTCTGATGACCTGACCTGGGTTGATCGTTGCAACAGCAGGAGGTTCACCCTGTCTATTACGAATTGGTTTACCAGTAGAAGGTGTGAGTGGTGGAGAGATAGGACCATAACACTGGTCTACGATCTGTCTTATTGCTTGTCCTGCTGGTGTTGCTGCTGGTGGTGATGGTTCTCCTTGTCTTGATCTAGGATACGCACCCTTATTTGATGGTGCTAGTGCGATAGGTGTACCATCATAACAATTATCTACAATACTTCTTATTAAATCTGACGGAGACGCAGCAGGAGGTGGTACTGAGTCATCTACTGTCGGTGGTCTTGCTGTACTTACTCGTGGTGACCCTGGTGCATCAGGTGTAACACTAGGTATACTCTCAACAACATAGCATCCACCAACAGATATCCGAATGTTCTCACCCGCAGGAGTGGGTGGAGTTGGAGGAACTTCACCCTGTCTTGCTCGTGGATAACTATTGCTTGTGGTACTACTGGGTAGCAGTGGTATTCCGTCCGAACCGTAGCAAGGATTTCCTGCAACCATAAAAAAAGACCTAGTATAGGTCTAGTTATTTATCCATGATATAGAAGGGTGGAAGGAGGGAATACATTTTACCCTCATGTTATGGGAATCGCTAGTGCGAAAATTAGTACATAACAACAACAGTTCTATTGGTAATAGTTCTACCGAAGTAGCGGGCACCACCCCTAACTGTTTACATTACCCCGCCTAATTCCAACAGGGTTATTCAGTCACTTCCATGTCGGTTGATCGGTCCGACACTGATAATATAGCAGACTCTTCACAGGTTGTCAACCCCTTGTGAAAATTAATATGTATTGTCTCGATGAAGACAAGAGACCCTACAATAATTAGATTACATACGGTCAGAGGATGGGTAAGATATTTCACGACATAAAAAAGACCCCTACTATGTAGAGGTCTTTGATACGGATTATGTTAGGACTGGTCCTAACGTGATACCTATTGCAATAAAGAATATGAATTCAAATATTGAGAAGTATCCTCCATACTTTACGAGAAATTGAGTCATTTGTGCTTGTGCTCCTCAGCATTAAGTTAACCGATTGATGGTGCAGTTAGAGCAACAGTTGTTGACTCAGCACATGCAAGATCAAGTGGGAAGTTGTGTGCATTTCTCTCATGCATTACTTCCATACCTAGGTTTGCTCTGTTTAGGATGTCGCCCCATGTTGGGATTACTTTTCCATTAACATCAACTACTGACTGGTTAAAGTTGAAACCATTTAAGTTGAATGCCATTGTACAGATACCCATAGAGGTTAACCATACGCATACCACAGGGAACACTGCAAGGAAGAAGTGTAGTGAACGAGAGTTGTTGAATGATGCATACTGGAAGATTAATCTACCGAAGTATCCATGAGCAGCAACAATGTTGTATGTCTCCTCTTCTTGTCCAAATTTATATCCGTAGTTTTGACTTTCGTCTTCTGTTGTCTCTCTAATTAAAGAAGATGTAACCAAAGAACCGTGCATTGCACTGAAAAGACTACCACCGAACATTCCTGCTACCCCTGCCATATGGAATGGGTGCATTAGAATGTTGTGCTCTGCTTGGAACACAAACATAAAGTTGAATGTACCTGAGATACCTAGTGGCATACCATCAGAGAAAGAACCCTGACCGAATGGGTACACTAAGAATACTGCGAACGCAGCAGATACTGGTGCTGAATATGCTACACATATCCATGGTCTCATTCCTAATCTATAAGATAGTTCCCACTGTCTACCCATGTAGGCAGAGATTCCGATTAGGAAGTGGAAAATAATTAACTGATAAGGACCACCATTGTACAACCATTCATCGACGGTTGCTGCTTCCCATATAGGGTAGAAGTGTAGACCGATAGCGTTTGATGATGGTACAACTGCTCCTGAGATTATGTTGTTACCATATAAGAAAGAACCCGCTACTGGTTCTCTGATTCCGTCGATATCGACAGGAGGTGCTGCTATGAAAGCAACGATGAAACATGCTGCTGCTGTGAGTAAGCATGGGATCATGAGTACACCGAACCAACCAACATATAGTCTGTTGTTTGTTGATGTTACCCACTCGCAAAACTCAGGCCACCCTGCTAGGAGTCCTTGTTGTCTGCGTGAAGTTGTGTTTAGGGTTGTCATTTAAAAAGACGTGTAAGTAGGGCATCGAGGGTTAGATGCGAAACTTATTTCCAGTAATCCCTTACTACTGGATAAAAGACGAAGTATTATACTGCCCATAGGTCTTGGTTGAAGCAGTCTGGGATGGCGATCCTTTCGAGTCCCAAGATGTGAGGAAATCCTCACTGATTTATTTATATTAACAAAACTTTACAAGTTTGTCAAGTTTTATGAAGCACTTCTTTCGTGCTTCCAAGTATCATATGCGTCTTTGATTTGTTGCCATAGATATGTTTGCCCCTTCTCATGGAACTCGTCCACTAATTCTTTGCAGTTGCCACTCTCTGTATACTCATGGCAAAAATAGTATGCGTCTTTGTCTATGGTCACCTCGAAGAACATAAGTGCTCCAAGACAAAAGCGTCTCTCTTCGAGACGCTCTGGTGTGTATCTCCACTCGTCAATCATGCTGTGCCATCCTGATTTCTTGTTTAGAATTGGTTGCCCACGTCATAGTATGACATAGGTATTGATAGAATGCTGCCTTGTGTTTAGACAGGTTGGTGTAGCGATTAAGTTTAACCCACTCACCATTCTTATTGTATTCTAATGCAAAACGATCCATCGTCAAGCAGTAACTATTTTTATATAGCGAATACAGGAAGTCCGACTGTTGCTGTTACACTTGTTAAGCATAGAAATGCTAGTAGTGGTGCTACTTTTTTAATCATGTTGCTCCGTATACTGGTTGTAATATTCCGCCCCCTTGATCATTGTCATCATCATCCCCATCGGAGGCACGAAGGAATAATTCCACAAGAACGAGTGCCCCTACTGGATAGAGGCACCACATTATTGCTTGGAAAGGACTGATCTCCACTTATACAAACCCAGGAATAATTTGTCCTGTTGTTAGATAAGCACCTAGTCCTGCGATAATACCTAGCATTGCTAGTCTACCGTTTAACTTTTCTGCTACTGTTTTTGATTGTAGGTCTGTCATTAGAAAATACCTGGAACGATTTGTCCTGTTGTGACGTATGCGCCAACTGCTGCTACGAATCCAAGCATTGCTGCCCAACCGTTAAATCTTTCTGCTTCTGGTGTCATGATAGTGTACCGTTTTTGTGTTGTTTGTGTGTATAAAATAGATTCGATGATCGTCATGGTTAGAAACCAAGAAGACCAAAGAAGAAGAAGTTGCCTGTGTAAGCGTATGAAATAAAACCAGTAACAAGTCCAATCATAGCAAGTCTACCATTGATTTGTTCTGCATTTAGTCCATAACCTTTGTATGACTCATCTAAGTAAGGACGAGGTTCAGTCGGGTACATGTTTTGTCTTCCGCCTGATTCTGTTACTGTTGTCATTTTGTTTAGTTTTATTAAGAACTGTTACAATTATATATAATTTCTTAACATTTGTCAAATGCTTTGTTGCAGTTCTCTAACCGTCACACTCTCTGAGTAAAGTTGATGCCCTCCATGTGATCGTATTCGTGTAGAAATATTCTTGCCATCAGTCCTTCCATCTTGATCTTATGTACTGTCTTCTCTTCGTCCTCAAACTTTACCACGATACTATATGGTCTTTCTATTTGAAGGAATGTCTCTGGATAGGATAGACACCCTTCTTCCATGGTTTCCTTTTTATTATACTCTTTGATGATCTTAGGATTGAACACCACAATAACTTGCATGGTCTCTATGTCTGACACCATAGCAAATGCTCTCTCGTTTATGCCAATCTGATTAGCAGACAGACCCACACCTCTATGGTGTAGCATACTCTCTACTAATGTCTGTGCCAACTCAGATCTATCTAAGTTGTACGAGCAATTATTAACCCTCCGTGAGAGGAGGGTGTCTGTGTTGTTAATTAGATCTTTAATCATCTTGTTTGCTGTATGCTCTCACTTCTGGATCTGGGTCTAACCACTTGGTGTACTCGAAGTCCTCCATAGCGGTTTCTATTTGCATTGCATTGTCACATAGATACATGTCTTTGTATCTACCTGACGTACCTAACTTCTGAATTCTATAATCAGATGTTCCATTGTCTAATACCCCTGCATCGACGTAACGATAGGGTTCTCTCTCCATAAGAATGATAGGTGTCATAAAAACTTTACCGAGTCTAGGCATAGTATAACACGTTATACGAAATGATACCACCCTGTTGCTATAAGTTTATCTGATGTATCTGATTTGCGTCCCTTATGATGATACGTCCAGTCCGCTGGCCAGATCACAGTTAGTCCTTTTTGAGCAGGAATATATGTTTCTTGATGGAACCACTCAGTGCCACCGTCAGGAACGTCATTCAGATAGGTCATCCAGACCATGTGTCTATATGTGTTAGACCGAGAAGAACTTTGACGTTCGCAGTGCCACAAGTGGTATCCCCCACCAGGTTTGTAATATTGTAGGTTGAAGAACTCTTCCATCTTCCAACCAGATGTTTTGCTACACAGTGGAAATATCTCAACGTAATTATTCATTACCCTGTTTACTTCTGCTGTGAAGTTTCTGACTCTTTCGTCAGAGATTCCTACAAAGACAGGATTGTCTAGGGAATCTTTTATCTCTGTATTGACTAGACCAGTACCGTCATCAGCAATGGTTTCTCCTGCCCACTTCTCGAATATGTCCTGTGTATGATAGAAGTCTATGATACCATCAGTAACACTTTCATCTATCTTTTCGGAGTAGATAAAGTCAGTGCGAGGAAAGGCAACCTTGCCATCATAATATATTGGTTCTGGTTTGAATGTCATTATACAGGTTGTGCATGGTAGAAATCAACCGTTAGATTTTCTACCAGTGTGAGGTCATTGTTACTATGTTTCTTATAGAATAGTTGTAACTGTCTTGAAAGAAATGGATGCTCTTTTTCGAGATCAATTTTCCCGAGTGTAGCATCATGAAGAATTTGCAGTTGGTCTGCAAATAAGTTGTGGATTGTCATAGGAATCGTATGACAAATAATCTACTGCCATGGAGGTCCTAAGACCCAACCCACCAAGGAGTGTCTTACACCTGATTTAACAGGGTCAACTCCATGATAGTCGTCGGAATGAAAGAAGACCATTTGTCCTTTCTTTAATGGTACGGTTTGATTGATGAGTTGAAAGTCTCCGCCTTCAAAGTCATCGTTGAGTAAGAGGGTGAAAGATATCTTTCTTATCTTTCCATTCGTTCTCTTCTCAGCGTGCCATTCGGATTCGTCTTGATGCCAGTCATAGTGGTCTCCTTCTTTATAGCGTGTAAGTTGTAACGGTTCAAGGAAGTCTACATCAAAGTTCCAGTTTGCTGCTTCATTTACTTTCATTACATAAGACAAAACGAGATTGTCAAGGTCTTTATCCTGTACGAATATTACGTCAGAGGTTCTAACCTTATCAATCTCGGTGGATTCATATCCTTTCTGCAAAAATAGAAATTGTTGTAGTGAATTAAATTCAGCGTCGTCTAAGTCGACGGTAACATAACGATCACGATAGTTCATATATTATATAGTTCGTGGGTGAACTTTGTGTGGTACCATTTCTTTACCCATGATATTAAATGATACAATAGTCCTCGAAACACCAGTAAAGTTAGGTTCCTGCATGTGTGGTAAGTATGAGGGAAAGAACACAACGTCTCCTTCCTCCACGTCAGGCATATAATCTACCACCTCACCATTGATATAGTTATGGAACGGTGCAAAGAATGTTGTTGCCTTATGGATAGCAGGATCAAAGTCAACATATAATACTGCTGTGATGCCAACAGGACCATGGTTATGTACCCCATGGAACTGACCATTTGCTGTGGTCTGATGCCACATTGCTACTAGATTGTATATGTCTAACTCGTAATCATGTTGCATCTCATCCATGATAGGTTTGAGTGCATCTAATACTGTCCAATAATATTTTGGCATTGACTTGTTAGTAACCAAGTCATGATAGTCTGTGTCCATTTCATGTGTGTTGACACGTCCACCAGTTATGTGTGCCTGTGGACTGTTCTCATCACATTGAGACAGTATAAGTGGTTTCCATTTGTCCCAGTCAGGAACTTTAAATGATTCAATCGGTATAGTGAACATGTTTAATAAACCATTCAGCGTCTACAACTACAAGAGGTTTCTTGCGATTCTTCTTCATGAACAAGATAGGTTCATGATTACCTGAGTTCGCTTCTGCCTGTGAATATGCTTCATATACATTCAACTTCTCTACATTCTTACACTCAATACTGAAAGGAAACTTTGACCTAGCGTCTCTTGCCATAATCAAATCTTCCCCTCCTGCACCCATGCTTCGAGACTCTATGTCCTCTGGGTGGATATTACGGTGTTCTATGAGCATGTCCCGAACCCATTGTTGGAATCGTCTGCCCTTACCTTTTGCACTCTGTGGTTTCAAGTTCCCTCATAGTCATCACTATATGTATAAGGTCTCTGATTGATATCTGATTTAAGATAACTGTCAGGATCTTCCTTGATAGCATCCTCTAAACTCTCTGCTAAGAGTTTGAGGTTGTGTGCAATTAGTTTTACTTTGTCTACGTTCATGATGCCATTACCTTTGCCCAGTCTTCGTTGAATTTAGCGAGTCCTTCGCGTGTAAGTACATGATCATACATCTTCCAGAATATCTTAGGAGGCATGGTAACTACATGAGAACCACGTTTAAAACATTCTGATACATCTTTCACATTCCTTAATGATGCTGCAAGAACTTCGGTCTCGATACCATGTTGACAGTATGTTGCAACGATATCTCCTACCAAGTCTACACCACTGAATGAGTTGTCGTCAACCCTACCCACGAAAGGTGATACGAAAGACGCTCCTGCTTTTGCTGCTAGGATTGCCTGTGCAACTGAGAATATAAGAGTAACGTTTACTTTTATATCATCACTTGCTAGGTCATTACATACTTTAAGACCCTCGACTGTGCAAGGGACCTTGATTGTAATGTTTGGATTAATTTGTACATATTCATCTGCCATTTCCAGCATTTCTTCTACGGTATCTCCTGACACCTCTGCTGATACTGACGCATCCCAACCAAATAATTGTGTAATAGATTCAAGTACATCTTTTGGATTCAACCCTGACTGTAACATCAGTGTTGGGTTAGTAGTAACCCCATCTATAAGACCAGTGTCTACTGCCTTAGTGATCTCATTAACATCACTACTGTCTAGAAAGATCTTCATGGACTTACGTTCTAATTCTTCACTCATATTTATTTTGGATAATAAAAAGGACACCCGATGGTGTCCTCATATTGTAACACTTAATTTTACTTTTGTCTAGGATTGAATAAGTTCCAGTTATTAATATTGAAGTTATCTAGGTAAACCCATTTGGCATAGTGGACCCCTCTGTAACAGAGAAATGCGAATACTTTTTCTGGATTGTGAATCTCAGGATCATATTCTGGAATGTTGTGGTCCCAATCGAAATGGATTTTTAACTTCATGACTAGAACCCTTCCTTTTGTAAGAGTCTAACTTCCGTATAGATTATTCCTAAGAATAATGCCATTCCAAGGGAGATACCACCTACTGTCAGTAGCATGATTAGACCTCCTTGTTTACTTTAATTCCTCGATATACGAGTTGTGTTTGATCAGCGTTTACGTTTGTGTCCTTGCGTGTACGATTTGTGTCATACTGAACACCGCGATAAGTAACTTGTGCCATTTGATTTTTAGTAATAGGATGTTTTTAGGATCCGTTCCTTCAATCGTTTGCGTCCTTACAATACAATCCTTGTGTTTCACCAAACTCATAGTAAAGATCAATAACTTCTTGTCTATCTTTATCACTAAGATCTGGGTAGACCTTAGCACGATCTACAAGTGTATTAATGTCTCCACATGAGACTGTAACTACCTGAGTAGATGCGAGTAATAATCCAAGCATATGTATCATAGGATGAACGTACCGTTCCGCGATTTACTTGCGTCCTATCTGTAAAGGTTCGCAATTTCTATCTTCAACTTTGGTAAAAAAGTAATCAATAAGATACTCTTTTGC